GGCAGATTCATGATGCTATCATATTGGATGTCCATCCGGAGGAATTAGATGAAGTATGCAGAACCATAGTACAAGTTACAACAAAAGATCTGCCTGCAGCGTGGAAATGGATCAATGTCCCATTGCATGTTGACTTTGAATTGTGTGGAGTTGATGAGAGTTGGGCTGCGAAAAAAGACTTCTTTCCAGTTCTCAAATAATTTTTGTATAATATAGTAAAATACCAATTATGAAAATTGAAACATTTACCAAAGGGAATGAAATTCTCGAACGATTAAAGTATCTATACAATCTTCGAAATAATTACGAAGAAGGTCAACAGAAACCTCCTACATATGATGGGGATACTCCTGTAGAAACAGAAGAAACCATTCCAAATTGGAAAGTTGAATTTCTTACAGGTACAGGCAACTGCAAAGGAAATTTAAAAAATTTCCCTGAATTAACAAAAAAAGTTCTCCGCTTATACTATATGGAAATCAAAGCTGAAATTGCAAAACTGGAAAAAGAATTTGAAGAACTATGAGTCTATATCACAAATACCGCCCGTCATCCCTCGACCAGGTTGTAGGGAATAGCGAAGTCGTTTCCTCCCTCACCGCACTATTGGGAAAAGAAGAAAAACCACATTCCTTTCTCCTCACCGGACCAACGGGCTGTGGGAAAACCACTATCGGGAGAATTATTGCAAACGTGCTCGAAGCAGGGGAGGATTTCATTGAGCTGGATTCTGCTACTACTTCCGGGGGAGTGGATTCAATCAGAAGTATTCGGGAGAGGAGTCAGTTCACACCAATGAGCGGCAAGGTCCGGGTATGGATGATCGATGAGTGTCATACACTAACCTCACAAGCGCAGGAAGCATTATTGAAATTGCTTGAGGATACTCCTTCGCATGTATATATTATTCTTTGTACGACAGACCCGCAGAAGCTCCGCCCGACCCTTCGCGGAAGATGTTCTATATTTAACCTATCCACACTCTCCTCCGGGCAGATGATCAAACTTATAAAGCGGGTGCTGGAGCAGGAAGAAGAAGAACTGGAGACGCCAGTTATAAAACAGATTGTAAAAGATACAATGGGTCATCCTCGTAATGCCCTTCAATTATTAGAACAGGTCTTATCAGTTGATCCTGAGAATAGATTGGAAGCTGCACAGAAACCAGCAATAATTGAACGAGAAAGTATTGAATTGTGCAGATTATTGGTCAATGGGGATGCAAGCTGGCATAAGGTGCGAGAACTGTTGAAAGGATTAAAAGGAGAAGACGCGGAAAGTATCCGCCGACACGTGCTCGGGTATATACAGAGCGTACTATTGAATGGAACAAATGATCAGGCTGGGTTGGTGTTGGAACAGTTCATTGATCCATTCTACAATTCCGGGTTTCCGGGGTTAGTATTGGCTTGTTACAGCGTAGTGAGAGGATGATGTTTTCGGTGGGGTAGGTGATATTTTTCATGATGGTTTAGTTTAGGTTGATTTGGTTTGTTTTCACCTGCCCCACTTTTTTAAATATGAAATAAAATAAAGATAAATATGAAAGCAAACAAAGCACAAAAAACAGAAACAGAAAAAATAAAACAAATTGCCGAAATGTATCATGATTGGCCAATCATAAGTAGAATAAATAGGATTGATCAAGTTTGTGATTGCTGTGATCGAAATGTGCTCACTACCACTACAATTGAACATGATAATCCGGATAAGAATCCGAATTTGAATGTATGTACCAGTTGCTATGAAAAAATTGTAAATTATTGGAAAAAGAATAACTCTGAAAATGGCGTGTAAATGCAAAAATATAACTCCTCAATCAAGGGAATGTTACGATCAAATGATAACGGTGGAAATCCCGCCACACATGAAATCGTATCGGGATAATAGGCTGAAAGTAGGACTAAGTAGCAAGGTTTCAATTGACCCTTGTATATATGATGAAATACATAAGCTATGGAAGAAAGGAATAACGACTTACGGATCTTGTTGTGGGCACAACATAACCAAATCATTTGTAAATGTAGCAGAATGGAATATTAAGCAGATGATTGATATGGGGTATATTCAGAATCACCGGGATAAGAACAGAAAAGACACTTTTCGTTTGAAAAATACATAAAACATTGATAATAAAATGATAACTCAAAGAAACAAAAATGCGGTCCGAAAGGATATATTCAAATGGTTCGATCAATTCAGAGAAATGGAACCATCTCTCCACGGTGCAGTAAGTCACTGTGAGAAACTAACAAGTTACATTATTGATCTCTGCCAAAAGGCGTATGATAAGGGAGTGGAGGAAACTAAAAATGATGATAAAAAATAATCAAAAAATGAATTACGAAAAAGACATGTACATTGACGAAGATGCTTTGGACCTGGAATGGTTAGAGCAGCCAGCATTGATGAGGAAATACTCACGAACCCTGGCAGACCTGGAACACGAATACGATGAAGCCAAAGAAGAATTGGAATTGATTCGTGCAGAACTTGATCGGGATATTAGAAAAGACCCGGAGGAGTTTGATGTTGTGAAGATCACAGAGACGGTGATACAGAACACAATCATCATGCAGGAACGGTATGAAAAAGGATTGGAGAAATTCCTTAACACAAAGCATGAAATGAAAACCGCTCGGGGAGTGATCTCCTCCATCGAGCAACGGAAGAGTGCCCTGGAAAACCTGGTGAAGCTGCATGGTCAGAATTACTTCGCTGGTCCTGCTATACCGAGGGATCTGCGTGAGGAAAGGGAACTTAAAGAAAAAGAGATCCAAAAGAATATTGGTGAGAAATTAAAACGAACAAAAAAGTAACATTAAAAACAAAACAAGATGAAGAAAAAGAGTATGTTCAAAGGTAAAGTGCGGTCTAACATTGACAAGAAACGTGCTGAGAAAAAAGGATTCGGATACCTCGATCTTCCGGAAGGCGTAGAAATGTTCAAACCTGCTGCCGGAAAACTCCTCCTCGATATCCTGCCTTATATTGTAACAGATGAGACCCATCTGGATCGAGATGAGGAAAGTGGAATTGCTGTTCCCGGAGAGATGTGGTGGAAGAAGCCATTCAAAGTTCATAAGGGTATTGGACCGGATGAGAAAACAGTAGTATGTCCAGCTACGTTCGGTGACCGGTGTCCTATCTGCGAGCATTTCAATAAGCTGAATAAAGAAGGTGCTGAGTGGGATGATATCAAGGAATTGAGAGCAAAAGACCGAAGCCTGTATATTGTGATTCCTATTGATGTAGAAGAGCATGATGAAAAGCCTTATGTATTTGATATGAGTTATCATATGTTTGAGAAGCATCTATTTGAAGAGATTGAAACAGAAGAGGAAAATGAAATATTCCCAGACTTGGAAGAGGGATTAACTCTTGCAGTTCGATTCCGTGAGAAGACATTTGGCAAATCAAAGTATTATGAAACCAGCCGGATTGATTTCAAAGAGCGTGAAGCATCTTACGAAGAGGATATCCTGGAGGAGCTTCCAAATCTCGATGAACTGCTGAAGGTGCTTTCTTATGATGAGCTGAAAAATATGTTCCTGGAAATGGAAGAGCCGGAAGAGGAAGATACCACTGAGGAGGAAGACGCTCCGGTTGATGTCAAGTCATTTCGCAGGAAGAAAACCACGAAGGTTGAAGAGGAGCCTGAGGAGGACGAACCGGAAGAAAAAGAGCCGGAAAAGAAAACAAAACAAACAAAACCATCTACCAGTAAAGCAGGTAAGAAAGCATCGGATGACTGCCCAAACGGTCATAAGTTCGGTGTAGATACAGATGATTACGACGAGTGTGATGCGTGCGATAAGTGGGACACCTGCATTGAAAAGAAGGAGGAATAATGAAACAATCAGATAGCTTCGTTGGAGTATATCTGGACCTGGAGACATCAGTCATTCTGCGACTGTTTGCACGGCAGTCAACGGATGCCTCTGTCTCTCGAATTCTCAGAAAAATACTTCATAAATGGGTCAAAGATGAGGGACTTACTATTGATAAGGTAGTGAGGATGACCGTAGATGCCCTGCACAAAGAATGGGATCTGCGGGATAAAGTTGCTTATGATGGTGGGGAGGATGAATTTCTGCAACAGCAATGTGAGGAACTATCTAAGAAATTACCAGAAGGTATTGTAATGAAAATAACGGAAATGTATGAAAAGGACAAAGAAACAACCACTTAGCGCACAGGTGAAGCGGAAGGTGCAGAACAATAAACCAAAGGCATCCAAGCAATATGACGGAGATACTTCTAATGTGATTAGCACCGGGAGCACCTTATTGGATCTTGCTATCAGCGGTGGTCGTGTGCGTGGAGGAGGAATACCAACGGGTATATTGGTCGAGGTGGCTGGACCTGCAGGAAGCGGCAAGACTGTACTGTTGTCTGAAATTGCAGGAGCAGTTCAACGCAGAGGAGGAGAAGCAATATTCCAGGATCCAGAAGGGAGGTTGAACAAGCAATTCGCCGCTATGTTTGGTGTTACTTTGACCGATAAAAATTACAGTATGCCCGATACAGTGAATCAGATGTTCCAGAGCATTCGGGCGTGGGAGCCTACTAATCCCAAAGCCATTAATGGAGTCTTCACGGATTCCCTTGCCGCATTGTCTACCGAATTAGAGATGGATAATAAGGAAGGTGATAAGATGGGGATGAAGCGTGCGAAAGATTTCAGCGAGCAACTGCGAAAGACCTGTCGGGAATTGGTTCAGAAAAATCAAGTTATGGTAGCCAGCAATCAATTGCGTGAAAATGCCGGAGCAACTTACGGACCTAAGTATCGCACTCCGGGTGGTGAAGCAATTGGATTCTATTGTTCTTTGCGATTGATGGCATCTACCACCACCAAGATCAAACAGAAGGAAACGATAAAAGGAAAAGAAGTAGAACGCATAATAGGTGTTACTGCTACATTCACCATAGCAAAATCATCTGTATGGAAACCTTACCGGGAAGCTCCTTTGACAATCCTTTTTGATTATGGTATTGATGATATCCGGGAGAATCTAAAATTCGTTAAGAAATATACCGGAGCAACAGTTTATTCCCTCGGTGGTGAAGCATTGGATAAATCACTTGAGAAAGCCATTCAGATCATCGAAGAGGAGGAACTTGAAAAACAACTCAAAGAAGAAACCATTGATCTCTGGGAGAGCATTGAGAAGAGATTTGATAGCACCCGAAAAACAAAAAAACGAACTCTATGAAAAGTGTAATAGACATTCATCTTGCTTACAACTCCGAAACAGGAACAGGACTGAGCACAATTAAGAGAAGATTTAACGAATTAAAAAACTATATAGAAGAGGAAGATTATCCAAATCATATAATATTAGAAGAAGATACGCATATCTTTCTTCTTAATTACATTCGGTTCCTGGAACAAAAAATTATTGAAAATGCAAAAGATTAAAATCGTTGTTGAGGAGATCCTCTTCCGTATTGTATACATTATCATATCTACGGTCTTCTTTATTTTATCTCCGTTGGTATTGGTGGCGTTATTTGTGATAATAGCAGTCTTCTATCTGTTTTCGATCATCTTATTTATCACCGGATTACACAACAAGCTATGAAACGAACGAAACAAAAGACATTAAAGATCCTGGCATTAGATGTTGCTACCCATTGTGGGTGGGCAATTGATAGAGATATATACGGGGTATGGGATTTGTCACCAAAGCGAGATGAAGGAGCAGGTATGCGATTGATTCGATTCCGTGCGAAGTTAAAAGAAGTAATTGAACGAGAACAAATCAATATCCTGGTGTTTGAACGACCTGCCGGAAGACACACCGGAGCAGTAATTGTCCAGTCTGAATTGCAGGGGCAGATAAAGGTTATTTGTGAAGATGCCGAAATCCCTTACCGTGGGTATTCTTCGCAAGAGATTAAGAAATATGCCACCGGAAAAGGCAATTCCGGGAAACCTGTTATGATTGCAGCAGCAAAAGAAAAATTAAATTACATTGGAGAAGATGATAATGAAGCCGATGCACTTTGGTTACTTGAATTAGCAAAAGAGGATTATAACTTTTTTTAAAAATCAAAAATCTTATGGATAAAACAAACCTACATAAACAGATTGAAATCATAACTCAGATCCGTGATCGTTTATATGCCAACAATGGCAGTAATGTCAAAATGATTAATTTCACTCTTGAAAAAGAGGAGATTGATGCGCTGATCGGAGTTCTGGATGCCGGAATCATATATTACAACTTCACAAGAGCATTAGAAGATGATAGAGAAACTGAAGATTAAGAATTTTCAAAGCCACCAGAAAACAGAGCTTGTCTTTGCTCCTGGGGTGAATATTATAGTTGGTGCCAGTGATGCTGGTAAAACTGCTGT